TTTTATTTGCTTTTCTCAAATTTTTTTCTTCGGAAATTTCCGTTCTACGAATCTTAACGAGTTTAGAAAGTTCCTGAAGTGCCTTACGTGCTCGTGTACCTGCGGCACTATTCCCACTAACAAACTTTTCGTCTTCGGTTTGCCAAGTAGTTACCGCATCAGTAATTTGTTGTACTGTAATAGACATAATAATCTCCAAAAATAAGATATGTTTATATATAACACTTTAAAAATATTATATAGAGGATAGAGGAAAGTTTAAACTTTCCTCCATAAATTACTATTTTATTGTGTCAAACCTCTACCGTGATCAGTCGGTTAGCATACTCATGAGCATATGAAGTGCGGGCACCATGAATGCCCCAACCAATCCAACTATACGCATAGTCCATGTAACGATTGATGGATTTACCAGGAGTTTTCATCCTGTCAACAATTCGTTTCCATTGAACCTCAGTCGTTAGATAACGAAGTTGCGTTGGGAGTGCTGATGGAGAACCACCATACTTCCTAGCAAAATCACCCAATCCATAATAACGATCGGCAGATGTCCATTGGATCAGACCATAACCACGACCGCAGTGATGGTACTGAGTCCTGCTACCACCTTCACAAATATTAGGCACGAACATAGATTCTTGCTTAATATTGCCCATGATAGTAGCAAGGGCGTTTCTGTCTTTAATTCCTTGATCTTGGAAAAAATCCAAGGCAAGTTGTTCATATTCTGAACACCCTTTACAAATTAGCCTTTTCTCTTTTGGCTTTTCGGGAGCAACCTCTCGGGTCGCTGTCGTATCAAACTCCTTAATAACAGAAAACGGCGCTGGAGGCGTCGTCAAAGGAGGAAATACAGGCAGTGTTGCCACATTGGTTGTAACCGATGCCAGAAGGGGCAGGGCTACAGTAAAGATGTTTTGCATTAAATTTAATTGAACTCTACATCCGTATAGAAGAGGGGTACACCCAACTCTCGAAGGGCATCTTCCACGGCTCTAATTGTCACATCAAAGACTCATAATAAGTACCCTACTCATAATAGGGATTTTTACATAATAAGTTAATATTTAGGTTTTGTCAACAATTACCCAACATTATCTTTAATAAGTGGATATTTTGGGGAAGACTTATTGTTAGATGTATCAAATATTATATCTTCCACAAAAAATACTTGGGTTAATCTTTCTTTAGTACCAAAAAAAGGAACTCCGTGAAAACTATTTCCATCAAACAATATGCAACGATTAAATACATTTTCAACTCTAACCGATTCAAAATACTGATTTCTACTTTCATTCCAAGAAATCATATCATCATCAGTCAAATTTGTTCCCCCATATTTTTTAAACTTAATATTGTTTGCCTTATTATCTAAATCATTATTACAATACCATTTATTTTTAAAAGTATAAATTGATGTCCCTGTCGTTTCTTCTGGATCCGTATCCAAATATATCACACCACCAAATAAAACTCCATCCCGATGAATAAAACCTCTATTAATTTCATTATACTTATCGGAATGAAATGGTTTAATTTTTTGAAATAAAGTACTTATTCTATAATTTTGTATTTGATTCATATCATAAAATATAGATAAAATTTTTTCACAAAAGTGATGAAACAAATTTTCATTAATTATATGAATTGGTTCAGTTCTTGCTCCTGGCCATCTACCATCAGTGTTGGGATAAAATTTTTGGGATAGTGCAAATTCCCTTACCGCATAAGGATCTGTATAAAAATCATCTATTACACAAACTGGAAATAATTTATTACTCATTTAACCCTTATTATTCTCCAATATATTCTAAAGAGTATATATCATGATCTTCAATATCAGGATTCAACCATTCACTAAACTCTAATTGAATAGAACGAGCATCTTCTAGATCTTGTTCAGACAACGTATGAATTCTATCAACTGCCCAATCGTGAGTTTGTCGAAGAGTTTGCTCCAAAGTTTCCATAGTCTTTCCGCATATAGCGTCCTAGTATGTTGCTATTGTAATACGCGGGAGTGCCGTCGTCAAGTGCTTCTTTCAGTACATTATTTAAAAAAAGTTGTTTTGTCTCTTCATAATTACATTCACCTTTTGCAATATGAAGACTTAATATTTCTCTACTGAAGATCTCTTTACCATACTTTTTAACATCTTCTTTTAGTTCTGGACAAGATCCATAATACTTCTTCCAATCTGACTCTTGCTTTACTCTTCTTTTCTTACCTGGTGGTGTTCTGTAAGACCATAGGTACTTTCTTCCAATATACTTTCTCCCAGTGGTCTTATTGGTAATACAATAAACAAAACCAAAGTACTCCCCAATATCATTAGAGTCAAATACTTCGCTATTGTATCTCCAAGGATTTTCATAGCTCATATAGTAATCTTTAAGAGCTATTATTTATCCTTCAACGCTAGCAAAGCGATTCTAGCAATAAAAAGGGGGGTTTGTCAACCCCCCTTTACCTTTAGATCTATGTTATACTAAAAATCAACAAGTTGATCCAAAATTTCATTTCTCCATTCTTCACTCATGTTTGTCATAATTACAGTTGCTGATTCTTCATTGTCAGCATACCCTTCGTCGAGCAAATGCTCAAGAACTACATCATAAAGATCCACTCTTTCTTCAACTAAATAAGACTCTGCAATTTCTCCTAATTCATAATCAGAGAATGATTCGAGAACATAAAGTGCGTCTTCAAAAGTATTAGCATATCCTTCAGAAATTAAATCTTCAAGAATATATGCAGCAAGAATTTCAAAATCTTCTTTATTTAAAAGTTTTCTTCCTCTAGAAGCAGCTCTGCTCATAGCAAGAATTCTTTGCGATTCTGGTCTTGGTTTTCCGGAAGCAGTTGCTGATGTAGCACCTCTGGGTGGAAGTGCTCTACCAGCAGATGAAGGTCCGCCGCTACCCCCAGAAACAGACTTTGATTTAATTCCACCACCAGATGCTGCTTCTTTTCTACCAGAAACATTAGGTTTAAGAGTTGACTTTTTAGTACCAGATGATGAAGATCCAGAAGAAGCAGAAGATGGGAAAGTGCGCTTTACATTTTCACCACTAGGTTTCCATGTTGACTTTTTACTACCAGATGATGAAGATCCAGAAGAAGCAGAAGATGGGAAAGTGCGCTTTACATTTTCACCACTAGGTTTCCATGTTGATTTTTTTGAAGAACCACCACTAAATTCACTTGTATCTTTAGAAGCATGGCGTCTAGCAGCTCTTCTCATTTCTCTGCCAGTTGATCTTGCTCTTGCCTCTCTATCTGCCTCACCACTAAATTCTTTCTTAGCAGCAGAAACACCTGCTTTTGCTGCTTTACCCACACGACCCATAAAACCTTTTATTTTATCCTTAGCAGCGGCGAGTTTACCACTAACCTTTTTAACACCCTCTTTCGCCTTTCTACCCGCCTCAGCGGCGCCTCCAGCGGCGGCAGAGGCAACTCCTGCTGCCTTTGTCTTTACGTTCTCTGCTGCCCTTTTTGCAGAAGATTTAATTCTTTCTACTCTTTCTGCTCTTCGTTCTGATTTTTCTTTTTCTTTTGCTCGCCCTCTTGCCTCTTTTGCGGCCTTTTCAGACGTGGCAGCATATTGTTTTCTTGCAGCAGCACGAGCAGCCATATCCACTCTTGCTTCACTAAGAACTTCATCAAATGTTTCAATACATTCAGAAAGTTCTACACCTTCTGAAAGAATTTCTTCCATTACTTGATCAAGTTCATTATCAGAAAGTTCGTCAATAAACTCAAAATCTTCTTCTACAGTTAGAATATCTCCTCTCAGATCTTCATTATAAACCGCAGAATATGCTTCGTATAGGTTAAAAGCGTTCATTTTTAATTTTTTTTCTTACTTTTATTTATTTATAAAAAAAGAGGGTCCTAGGACCCTCACATTACATCATCATTTTTTTTACCTAACCATTCTTTTTCATAATCATAATCACCGAACAAAAATTCATCACATTCTGCTGCTTCTTTATAGGCATTAACAATTTCTTGTTCTACCCATTCGTCATAGTTGGAATCCTGAGAAAGTATCCTTGGTAACATCTTGTTTAATCCCACCTACTATGTATGATTCAACTTCCGTTTCTTGAGGTGCTACTTGAAGTCCCTTGGAGGAAATCCAATGTTCAGTCCATGGAAGTGGATTATTTTTTGCAGAAATATCATAAAGTGGTTTAAGACCAATTGCTTTCATTCTACGGTTTGCAATCCATTCAACATACTGCTGTAGCAGTTTGTCATTTAGACCAATCATAGATCCATCCTTGAACAGATACTCTGCCCAAAGTTTTTCCTGATTAACAGCATTTTCAAAGGTCTTATAAACCCATTGCTCTTCTTCTTTAGCAATACTTGCCATTTCAGGATCATCACCTTCTTTCCACTTATTCATAATATTTTGAGTGATTACTAAATGCTGATTTTCATCTCTTGCAATTAGTGAGATGATTTTTGCACTTCCTTCCATAAGTTTGAGTTCGCCAAATGCAAAACTGCAAGCAAAACTGACGTAAAAGCGAATACCTTCAAGAATATTAACGTTTGCAACTGCTCGGAAAAGTTTACGTTTGAGTTCATACCTTGCCTCTTTTGCGTATGGGACTTGTTCTAATGCATGAATCCACTCACTTGAATTGTCATAGTGATGGGCACTATTAATGAAGTCGTTATATGCTTGAGTAACACTTACGGCACGTTCCATAATACGATCCTCTTTAAGAATCATATCAAACACTTCAGAAGGATCTGAATAAACGTTTTTAATGATATAGGTATAAGAACGGGAGTGGATCATCTCCATAAACTCCCAAACTTTCATACACGCTTCCAATTCAGGAAGTGAACAGTATGGTGCAAATGCCATACCAGGTCCACGACCCTGAACGGAATCGAGCATAACTTGATATTTCAAATTACTTGTAAAGATATGCTTTTGCTCTGGACGGAGAGATTGATAATCTCCCCTATCCTTCTGAAGAGAGACCTCTTCGGGTCTCCAGAAGTAACCCAGTTGTTGTGTGGTTAGTTTATCAAAAATTGGATACTTGTAAGAATCATATCTCTGAATTCCTAGTGGTTGTCCAAAAAACATAGGTTGCTTTTTGGTATCTACTTCTTGAGAATTAAAAACGGTCATAGATTCAACCATATTTT